AAACAATCATAAATCACATTGGTTTGGTGATCCGCTGTTCAGAAAAGCAGATTGTGACTATTGAAGGCAACACATCATCAACCGGTGGCGATCAGCGAAATGGTGGCGAAGTTATGGTTAAATCAAGGAGTTTGGGAGCAAGATCATTTGTGGTGGGTTATGGCCGACCAACTTATGAAGCGTTTGCCGGTGATTTACCGGAACGACCAAAAGGAGAAAAATAATGGATCAGATGAAAGCGGCAGCTGCATCGTGGCTAAGAAGCGCGGTTGCAGGTTGTTTGGCTGTCTATATGACAGGAAATACCAATCCAAAAGATTTGGCTATGGGCTTGGTCGCTGGCATTGTGCCGGTACTAGCTCGGTGGGCAAATCCTAACGATGTGACATTTGGCATCAAGAAATGAGTGTGGGTGAATGGACGGCTGTTGGTGGTCTTGTAATTACAACATTGGCAGCCATCTATTCATCAATGAAAATCATCATCAAATCTGTGATGAGCGAGCTGTCACCGAATTCCGGTTCGAGTTTGAAGGATCAAGTTTCGCGGATCGAAGCTCGTTTGGATTATCTATACACACATCTCATTGAGGAAAAGAAGTAGCGACACGCCGCAATTCAAGCGTGATTGTTGATTTTGTCGGCTTTGCCTGTCACTCTCTCTTTTGGGAGCTGGTTCGCGGCTCCCAGAATCGGGAGCTAGACAAATGAATGAAATCTCAATTGTGATCACTTGTTTGATCGCAGGTACATTGTGGGCTGTTATGGCCTATTCCGTTGGGTTCAAAGAAGGTGAGCGACATGGCTACCGCCGTGGTCGTGCTTTATCTCGCCACATTTCACAACGCGATAAGGCGGTCAAGTAATGGCCACTTTCATGGATGGGTATGAAGGCAACAAAGAGCGCACGGATCGTTGGATTGCAACATTTCCGCTTGGCAGATTAGAAGCTCACATCATTGAATTTAATGCTGAAAAACGATATGTGCTGATTCAGGCCAAAGCATGGCGCAATCAAACCGAGGTTGAGCCAGCTGGCATTGATTACGCTTATGGCTACTTTGAGGCATATAGCCCAAAAATGGCACGCTGGATGATTGAGGACACATCCACATCAGCTTTGATGCGTGTAATGGCTTTGGTCATGGGTGGGGCTGAGAAGGCAACCAAAGAGGTCATGGAGCTAGTCAAGAGCGAAGCACCGGCAGCTGATTATGATTATTGGACAACAAAGCATGGTGATGTGCCTAGCTTCAAAGATCGCGCAGATGCCGAGCAAGCTGGCGAACCATCATTTGGATCATCGGAGGATTCCGCATGGGTTACAAATTCCGTGCCGAATTGCTCGCATGGCCAGCGCGTTTGGCGTGAAGGAACATCGGCCAAAACTGGTAAAGCATGGGCAAATTACAGCTGCATAGGAAAAAAACCAGATCAATGTGAGCCGCTTTGGTATGTCTTTACAAGTCGAGGAAAATGGGAGCCACAAGTATGAGCGACTACATGGAGATTATTAATCCTCAACAAATGATTGGCAGACTTTACTTTCAAGGCGAAGTAGTTGAGGAATATAAAGTCGAACAATGCGACAAATGCTCACAAATACGCAAATTTGATGCATTTGGATATCAGAAAGGTTTTGACAGCACACTCAACATCATTTGGTTTTGTGGTGATTGCCGATGATAGATCGCATTGAGGAGGTGCAATGCATGATTGCAGCCATCCAACATTGTCATGACCGATCAGCCGATCACAGCTCACGGATTGTCAAGAATCTGTCATGGTTTGAATATGTGGCCCAGATGGGTGAATCAATGGCAGCTGAGTATCTTGTAGCAAAACGATTGGGCTATGAATACACACCCGGCATCACATGGGATAAATCAAAGGCTGATGTGGGCAATCACATTGAAGTCAAATGGTCAGCCAATCCAGCATCAAATCTGTGGATTCAGGAGTCAGATCGCCATGACCGAGACATTGCCGTGTTAGTTACAGGCAGCTCACCAAAGATGCACATCGTTGGCTGGATGCCGGTCGCAATAGCAAAGAAACCACGCTATCGAAACCCATCCCAAAACAATTGGAGTGTGCCACAAATTAACCTACAACCCATCGAGACTTTACAAAGGAGTAACTATGCACATTCTATTGTTTGATTGCTCAATCTGTTCAAAGCTTTATGGTAAGGCAAAGCAACGACATGGCCTCAAAAAAGGTGCAGAATTAACAGCGCACGAATGGTTTGCACAATGCATGAGCTGTGGAACATTTGGCATTAAGATCGTTGATGACGAAAGAATTGTGGAGTTAAGCCAATGAATAAGTTATCCACAGGCTTCATCCACAGGTGTGCGAAACCTGTTGGAATCGCCCAAAATTACGCTCGGTACTTGACAGCGTTGCTACCATCAAAGCTCGGTAGCGAGCCGGTTTGCCGGATAGCTCGCAGCCGAAGTTTGGTGGTTTTGGCCGTGCTTTATGTCATGGCAATGACACCGGCTAACGCGACAAATACAGATACACAAACAACATCAATTGATTCATTGAAGCTTTATGCACATTCAAGAATAGTGAATTACAAACAATTCCAATGCTTTAACAAACTCATAACAGCCGAATCAAATTGGAGAGTTGAGGCAATTAATCCAAACGGCAAGCACTTTGGGCTTGGACAGATGAACAATCCTAAGTATCAAAACCTTGATGGTTATCGAATGATTGATTGGAGTTTGAGATACATCAAATCAAGGCACGGATCAAGCTGCAATGCGTATCGTCATTGGCAGACACATGGGTGGCATTAATGAGCAAGGCATGGAAAGGCGGTAGCACCAGCCGTTGGCGTAAGATCAGAGAGCAAGTGTTAAAGCGTGATGGATGTTGTCAGCTGTGTGGGCAGACAGAAGGCTCAATGCACATTGACCATGTGATACCGAAAAGGCTTGGTGGAGGAGATGAAATCTGGAATTTAAGGCAATTGTGCCAAAACTGTAATTTAAGCAAAGGTGGGCGATTTTTTGAAACGGACGGAACACCCCCGACTCTCCATGCTTTGTTTATACCCCAAAACATGAGCCAAAGTCATGATTAGTGATGATCAGGTCATAGTTGGTACCCCACCGGCTGAAACAGGCTCAGATAGGCTCACATCGGTTTTTTCACCGATAACAGCTCCACGAATTCACTCACCGATCAATGATTTGCCGTCACGCGGCTTTGAATTGATTGATTTTGCCGATCAGATCATTGATGGCGGCTTTATGCCGTGGCAAAAATGGCTGGCCGAGCATAGTTTGAAGGTAAAGCCGGATGGCCGTTATTACCACCCGGTAACAGTTGCATCCGTTGCAAGGCAAAACGGAAAATCAACCTACATGATGGCGCGAATTATGATGGGCCTTTTCCATTGGCAAGAATCTTTGCAGGTTTCTACAGCTCACCGGCTTGTCACATCGCTGGAGCAATTTCGATCGATTGTTCATATCATTGAAAGTCATGACGATCTGGCAAAGCGCGTAAAGCGTATCCGCTGGCAACATGGAGCCGAGGAGATCGAAACGATGGAAGGTTGCCGGTTTATTATCAAAGCTGGAGGATCGGCAGCTCGCGGATTGTCAAAACCCGAAACCATCCACATGGATGAAATCCGGGAATTGCACGACATGGAAACTTTTGCCGCTATGCGCTATACCTTGATGGCTGCAAAGAATCCACAGGTCAATTGCTTTTCTTCAGCTGGCGATTCTCATTCAATCGTTTTGAATCAATTGCGTGAAAGAGGATTGGCCGCAGCTAGTGGTGCATCCGATGATGTGGGTTATTTTGAATGGTCGGCACCAACGGATGAAATCACATTGGAAAATGCAGCTTTCGCCAATCCGGGCCTAAATATAACGATACATCCTGACAATATTCGCGCCGTTTTCAATGATCCTCCAGATGTGGTCATGACCGAGGTATTGAACAGATGGGTGCAAACAATCTCCAGCGTTGTCGGAGCCAAAGAGTGGCAAGAATGTGGCGATGAAACAATTGACCTAGACGATGACAAGCTCACATGGATGGCCATTGATATTTCACCGGATAGAAAACACGCTGCATTGGTTGCCGCACAAAAGCTTGGATCGGAAAGCTTTATCATCAAGCTGTTGCACACATGGGAAAATAGCATCCAGCTAGATGATCGCGCCATTGCCAATGATGCAGCTGCCTATTGCCGAAAATATCCCATTGAATATTTGTTGTATTCAAGGCGCACATCTGGAGCGGTGGCCGCGCGTATGCAGCCAGCCGGAATCCCGATCCATGACATGGACAGCGATTATCCACAAAGTTGCGATGAGCTTTTGGGTGCAATCAACAGCGGTAGGCTCAAACACCGAAATCAAGCTGCATTAACCGAGCAAATGCTTTCAGCTGTGCAATTGAGGCGCGGTGATGGCGGTTGGGTTATTGGGAGGCGTGCGAGCCAATCGGCTGTGTGTGCTGCCGTAGCCGGAGCATTAGTGACACACTTTGCGACACGCCCAGAAACGGAAATTGACATTTTGGTGGGTTGATTCTTGACATTTTGAGAAAATGGGTGCATGGGATTATTTGATCGCAAACGCACCATTGAAGCTGTCGCGCCATCGCGCGGAGCTGATGTAGCTGCCCAAATTGGGCCAGCTCCAACGCTAGACGCATTTTTTCCTTATGGTGCAGCTGATTACATTGCAAGCCGCGAGGAGGCTATGTCGGTGCCGGCAATTGCTCGCGCACGGAACATGATTTGCAATTCAATAGCCACAATTCCAATGATCACACGCGACAAGACAACCGGTGAATCAATTGCACAACCAGTTGTGATTTCTGATCCAGATAAGCGCGTACCGGGTGCAGCATCATGGGTTTGGGCTTGTGAGGATTTGTTATTTACAGGATTTTCATATTTTCAAGTTATGTCATTATTTGCAGACACAGGTCGCGTGCGCGAAATGTGGCGCGTTGCTCCCAATCGCGTTGGCACTTTTCTGAATCAAACTGGCACACAAATTGAGCATTACACAGTAGATGGATCACAGGTACCAAATAGCGGTATTGGATCACTTGTTGTGTTTTACGGCAATGATGAAGGTTTATTGAATCGAGCAGGTCGCACAATTCGCGCAGGTGCAGAGCTTGAAAGAGCAGCTGCAATGTACGCGCGCGAACCTGTGCCATCGATGGTGTTGAAATCAAATGGAACAGCATTGCCAGCCGACCGCATTGCTAAGCTACTTGATGCATGGGGAGCAGCACGCCGAAATCGTGGCACAGCATTTTTGAACGCTGATGTGGAATTGACTACTGTTGGTTTTACTCCTGAGCAAATTGGCCTCAACGCTGCACGCGAAATCATTGCGACAGAATTAGCAAGAGCCGTGGGAATTCCGGCCTACTTTATTGATGCGCCGACAGGCTCCTCCATGACCTATGCAAACGCCAGCACGGCGCGTCAAACTTTGTTGGATTTTTCGCTTTTGCCGCTTATGAACAGCATTAGCAGCAGGCTATCAATGCCAGATTTTACGCCATCAACACAGCGCGTGGAATTTGATCTCAAAGCATATTTGCGCGGATCAGAAAAAGAGCGTGCAGAGATTTACAAGATTTTATTTGAAATCGGTGCAATTACCACCGAGGAAATTAGACAAATGGAGGACATGATCTCATGAAGCTAACAACACCAATGCAAATCACGGCAGCTGATTCAGATGCACGCACAATCACAGGCCGCATTGTTGCATTTAACGAACACGCAAATGCATCAACCGGCAAAGTTGTTTTTGCTCGCGGATCAATTCAACCAAATGATGTTTTTCTCAATCTTGAACATGACAACACCAGGAGAATTGGCAAGAGCATTGCCATGTCTGTCAATGACAAAGAAATGACGGCAACATTTAAGATTGCCAACACAACAGCCGGAACCGATGCGCTAATTGAAGCGATGGATGGTTTGCGCGATGGTTTTTCAATTGAATTGGCTGTTGATAATTATGAAATGCAAAAGGATGGCACAATGAAAGTTCTCAATGGAGAATTAACAGCTGTCGCATTGGTTACTGAGCCGGCTGTTCGATCAGCTCGCGTTTCCGAAGTAGCCGCATCTGAAAATTCTGAAACTGATGAAGTTACAGATATAACAAACCCAAATGAAGGAGACAAAGTGGAAAACACTACCGAAAATACCGCTCCTGCCGTTGAACCGGTAGAAGCTCCAGCTGTCGCACCTGTTCAGGCATCACGCCCGGCATATTACACAGCACCACGCTCGCCAATTGTAGATAAGGTTTCTTATCTTGAACACTATCTAAAGGCAAGCATTTTGCACGATGAGGATTCACGCCAGTATGTAAAGGCTGCCGATAACACAACATCAACAGCACCGGGCATGATCCCAACACCACAAAGCACAAATGTAATCAATGCGCTTGCAAATGCTGATCGTGGAATGATTGACGGCATCAGCCGTGAAGCTTTGGTTAGCGAAGGCATGACATTTGAAATTCCAAAAATTTCAGCCGTGCCAAGCGTTGATCAAATCGATGAAGGCGATCCTGTAACAGAATCATCACTATCTGCAACATTTCTATCTGTTTCTGTCAAGCCATTCAAAGGCCGTGCGATTTCTACAGTTGAATTGATCGACCGCAGCCGACCAGAATATTTGACAGCTTTGTTGCAAAATCTTGAATTTGCTTATGCAAAAGAAACTGATCAATATGTAACAGCTGCAATTCAAAACGCAGCTAACACAACAGCACAGGCTGCAAACTCAGCAACCGGATTCTTAGGTTATACATCAAAGGCCGTTGCAAATGTTTATGGCGCATCACTTGGATTTGCTCGCTCACTTGTAGTTTCACCAACACAATGGGGAAACATCATGGGTTACAACGACAATGGCGCACCACTTTACAATGCGGCAAATCCATCAAATGCAGCTGGAGCGGTTGGAAATGGCAGCTTGCGCGGTGTAGTTTCACCGGGCCTTAATCTGTATGTTTCACGCTCAATTGGTAACGCTGGCTCAACAACAGCCGAAGGCGATCTATCAATGGTTGTCATCAACCCAGATTCTTACACATGGTACGAATCTCCACGCTTTACGCTACGCACCAATGTCAATTCAGATGGAACCATTGACATTCTTTACTACGGCTATGGCGCACTAGCAACAAAAGTTGCAAATGGCGCGACATGGAACAACCTCGCATAAATAACACTCAATCATCGGTAGCGGTCGCTCCCGAACGCTAACGATACGAAAGGAACCGAGATGCCATCAATAGTCACAGCCTCGCAGCTTAGGCAAATTCTTGGTGTCTCGGTTTCCTTGTATTCCGATGCACAATTGGATTCATTTATTGATTCCGCGGAGCAAACGATCTTGCCGTTACTTACTCAATACCAATCATCGGTGACATTTGCCAATGTGAGTGATTCCGTCATTTATTTCACCACAATGCAGCCAAATTATTTTGTGCCGGGTCAATCTGTTGTAGTTACCGGGGCCGGAGCCTACAGCGCGACCTATGTTGTCACCGATGATCGGATTGAACCTTACACATTCACAGCTGCCACAGCTGCCGCAGATCGTGATTACCCATTGCCATTCATTCCAAATGCAAAAGCAACATTAAGTGGTGGATCAGCCGCGGCTTTGTACGCATCCACACCACCAATTGAAAACGCGATTTTGGTTGTTGCCGTTGAGATATTTCAAAGCATTACAGCTCCCGGCAATCAGATTATGTCAGATAATTTCACACCGGCACCATTCATTTTGGGCCGCAGCTTGACCAACAGAGTAATTGGCCTATTGGGGCCATTTTTAGATGTTGAAACGATGGCTCAATGAGTATCGAATCAGCCATCCGCACGCCATTGGCAACAGCACTTTCATCCATTGCGGCCAATGTCTATAACGGCATCCCAGAAACAATGACCAGCCCATCAATTTGTTTGGTGCCGGGTGCGCCATATCTTGAAAGCGTTTTGATCAATGGATCAACAACAAAAGTCAAAATCAACTTAAATGTGACCGGTGTTGTTGGTTATTCTAACAACGCGGCAGCTTTGGACAATCTTGAACAATTGATGATCAGCATCATCAGCACAATGCCGAATGGATATGAAGTCGGCAATGTAAGCAACCCACAGCCATTGGAAGTCGGTGCCGGTAAGTATCTTACAGCCGATTTACAAGTCAGCACCTATTACACCAACTAAGGAGAAACCATGCCAACAACAATAATCACCGGCAGAGATATCAGCTTCACCATTGATGGTGACAATTTCGATGCACAAGCAACATCAGCAACACTTACAGTAGATTCGACAATTAATACATTTCAAACTTTAGACGGCAAAGCTTATTTCACGACAGATACTCAAGGCACATTTGCCGTTGAAATGCTTGCAGATTGGGGAGCCGCTGGATCACTTTGTGAAGCTCTTTGGACATCTGCAACAAGCGCACCAAATACTGGCCTTTCGGTCATTTTTGGAGCAGATTCAGGCGCATCATTTGCTTTTGATGTGCAGCCAATTTTGCCATCAGCTGGAGGAACAGCTCCGGATGCGCAAACTGTCTCACTTGCTTTCACTTGTGTGACAACACCTGTTTTGACAATTAGCTAACAAAAGGAGATCGGGAGCATGAGACTACCAATAACAATCGAATTCACGAATGGTGAGAGAGAAACCTATACAGCTCTCCCACCAGAGTGGATGAAATGGGAACAAAAAAACGGAACAACAATTCAAAGTGTGTCTGAGAGATTAGGCATTGGAGATTTGATGTTTTTGGCATATCACGCAATGAAACGCGAAGCAGCCGGAAAAACTGTCAAGCCTTTTGAAGTGTGGTGTGAAAGCGTTACAGATATTGACATGGGAGCATCCGAAAACCCAAAAGTTACAAATCCGGATCAATAAGCCGGACGATTTGGGAGCTAGCAATAGCTACAGGATTGCCAAAGTCAGAATTTGTGACACCGGAGGACATTGCTACAGCTATTGAGATTCTGAGGATAAAGAATGGCAACTGAATCAATCGCTTATGACAAGAGCGATTTGCGTGGAATCATCAAGGCTTTCAAAGGCATGGATGATGAAGCTGTTGCCGCTGCAAAAACTGTATCAAATGGTCTTGCCACTTATTTACAAGGCAAAATCATTTCCGCAGCTGGAGGCCGTCCAAATGCTGCCGCATCAAGAATTGCCGAAGGCTCACGCGTAAGCAAGTCATCAAAGATCGGTGAATTGTCATTTGGTTTTGTATCTCAAAAATTTAGCGGTGGCGGCACAACTCAAATGCTTTGGGGTGGCTTTGAATTTGGCTCCAATAAATTCAAGCAATTTCCGGTGTGGTCAGGCCGTGAAGGTCGAGGTTCGAGAGGATACTTTATCTACCCAACATTGAGAGCTGAACAACCTCACATCATCGCTCAATGGGAGCAAGCATTTTCTAAGATTTTGAAGGAGTGGTGACATGGCTGTAGGAGGATCGCGCACACTCAAACTTTCCATTTTGGCCGACATTGACAATCTCAAAAAGAATCTTACAACCGGATCAAATGAGGTTGAAGGCTTTGGATCAAAGGTAACTGATTTTGGAAAGAAAGCCGCAGCCGCTTTTGCCGTGGCAGCTGCCGCAGCCGTTGCTTATGCCGGCAAATTGCTTATTGATGGTGTGAAATCTGCCATTGCCGATGAAGCAGCCCAAGCCAAATTAGCAACGACATTGGAAAATGTTACCGGTGCTACAAATGCTCAAATTAAGGCAACGGAAGCCTACATAACTCAAACATCTTTGGCGAACGGCATCACCGATGATCTTTTGAGGCCATCGTTGGATCGGTTGATTAGAAGCACAAAAGATGTCAGCGAAGCACAGCGATTGCAACAACTTGCGTTGGATGTTTCAGCCGGTAGCGGAAAAGAATTAGCTGCTGTGACCGAGGCTTTGGCAAAAGCAAATGAAGGCAATTTTGGTGCTTTGAAAAGGCTTGGTGTGCCGCTAGATGAAAACATCATCAAGACAAAAGATTTCGATGCTGCCACAGCTGCACTAGCTGCCACATTTGAAGGTCAAGCATCGGTGCAAGCCGACACATTTGCAGGAAAAATGGCCCGATTAAATGTGGCATTTGATGAGGCAAAAGAAACTGTTGGATCGTACATTCTTGATGCGATTACACCATTGCTCACCGCTTTTGTTGATAAAGGTATCCCGGCAATTGAAAAGTTGTCCCAAAAAATAGGCGAAACACTTGGGCCAGTTTTTGAGGATTTGTTTGTTTTTGTTCGAGACGATCTGTTGCCGATCTTAATGAAATGGTGGAAGTTTCTTTATGAGGAAGTAGTGCCGCTAATCGGTTCAATTGTAAAACCAGTTTTTGAAAAAATAGTGGAGACATTTAAAAAGATTAAGAAAACCATTGACGACAATTCAGAATCGCTACAACCATTTTATGATGCTATGGAAAAACTTTGGAAGTTTATCAAGACTTATTGGGGGCCATATATGGAAACTGTTTTGACCGCAATCATTGTCGCGCTTGGTGTCGCAATTATTGTTGTGGTTGAAGCATTTGTTTTGTGGATTGAAAATGTTGAAAGAGTGTATAAAGCAATGGAAAAACTTGTTGGGTTCTTGGGAAAAAACCCAATTCTTAGAAATTTACTTGGCCCATTAGGTAGTCGAATTTTGATAAATCAAGAGGACAATGCTTTTAACGATACTTTTGCCTATGGCGGAGGCCGCGCAGCTGGCGGATCGGTTTCCAATGGAATGTCTTATTTGGTGGGCGAGCGAGGCCCGGAAATCTTTACACCCAATACAGGCGGCATGATTACCGCAAATAATCGCATGGGTGGCACCACAATCAACCTGAATGTGACAGGTGCAATTGATCCGGAAGGCACAGCACGAAGCATTATCAATGTGCTTAACAATAGTTTCTATCGCGGCACAGGCGGCGCAAACAGCTTGCAATTCTCATGAGTATTTTTAACCCAGTTTGGCGTGTGACAATTGGCGGTGTTCAATACCAAACAGCCATTTTGGCAAATTTAACGATTACAAGCGGCCGGACAAACATTTATGAGCAGGCTCAGGCTGGCTACACAAATCTCGAAATTATTAATCTGGATCAATCAAATGTGCCAATCCATATCAATGATTCTCTTACCATTGAATTGCAAGATTCCACAGCTACGTTTGTGCCGATCTTTGGTGGATCAGTCATTGAGGTTGGCATTTCGGTCGCTGAGGTTGGATCAATTGATTACGCACAGCGCATCAACATCATTGCATTGGGAGCATTGGCCAGATTGCCAAAAGCATTGACCAATGGCGTTTTGCCAAAAGAATTTGATGGTGATCAAATTTATGACATTTTAAAAGCTGTTTTGTTTGATTCATGGCAAGAGGTGCCACAGGCATTGACATGGGCAACTTATCCAGCTGCAACGACATGGGCCAACGCTCAAAATTCTGGATTGGGTGAAATCGACCGCCCGGGCAATTATGAGCTTGCAGCTAGATCAAGCGACCGGACAGATGTTTATTCTTTGGTCTCAGCTTTGGCCACATCTGGATTGGGCTATATTTACGAAAATTCGGTTGGCCAAATTGGGTATGCAGATAGCACACACAGAGCAAGTTATTTGGCCGCCAATGGCTATGTTGATCTCACAGCCAATCATGCTGTGGCACCGGGTTTAAGCATCCAACAGCGCGCAGGTGACGTGCGAAACTCAATTACTTTGAAATATGGTGCAACATCATCATCAGAAAAATCAGCCTCCGACACTGATTCAATTGCGCTTTATGGTCAGCTTTCGCAGATCATTAGCACAACATTACACAACGCCTCAGATGCCGAGGATCAGGCAGCCTTTTACCTTACGCTTAGAGCCAATCCACGATTTAATTTCAACAACATCACTTTTGAGCTTACAAATCCAGAGCTTGACGATGCAGATCGGGATGACTTGATCAATGTTTTTATGGGGATGCCGGTCAATATCGCCAATCTGCCATTGAATATGAATTCTGGAGATTTCTTGGGTTTTGTTGAAGGCTGGACATTTTCGGCCGCGTATAATCAAATCAGCATTTCCATGATTGTGTCACCAATTTCATTTTCGTTGCAAGCCATGCGATGGAATGACGTGCCTGTGGTAGAAACATGGAACACAATCAATCCAACATTGGATTGGATCAACGCCACGATTGTGGCCTAAAGGAGGAAACATGAGTAATCCAACAACACCATTTTCATGGCAGATGCCTACGGCCACGGATTTGGTTACAGATTTGCCAGCTGATTTTGAGGTATTTGGTCAAGCTGTTGCAACATCAATGGCCGATCTTTTGGGCGGCACTACCGGCCAGATTCTTGCAAAAAATAGCAACACCGACATGGATTTTATTTGGACAACAGCCAATCCCGGTGACATCACAGGAGTCACAGCCGGTACAGGTTTATCCGGTGGAGGTACATCGGGCGCGGTAACTGTCTCAATTGATACGGCTGTTACAGCTGATTTAACTACAGCTCAAACATTGACAAACAAAACATTGACAGCACCGGTCATCAACCTGGCATTGAACGCACAAACCGGCACGACTTACACATTTGCATTGACAGACAATGGCAAATTGGTAACGGCATCAAATGCAGCTGCACAAACTTATTCAATCCCAACCAATGCAACAACAGCATTTCCAATTGGCACACAAATAAACTTGATTCAGATTGGTGCCGGTCAAGTGACTGTTTCAGCTGCAACACCGGGAACGACAACAATTTCATCAAATGCAGCAACACCGGCTGGCCCAAAATGTCGCAATCAATTTGCGGCTTTGACTTGCATTAAGGTTGCAACGGATGTTTGGTATGTAATCGGAGACATTGCATAATGCCTATTCTTGGAATTATTGACGGAGGTAGATTGCGTATTAATCCGCCAACAACTGTTGAATACTTGGTTATTGCTGGAGGTGGTGGCACTCTCCATTCAGGAGCCGGTGCGGGTGGTTATCGCACGGCAACTGGGTTAGCGGTTAGCGCAGGATCGGCCATAACTGTAACTATTGGGGCCGGTGGTACAGCTGGCAACATAAACATGGGCGGTGGGCGCACGGCTGGAACAAGCGGCTCTAATTCTGTGTTTTCTAGCATTACATCAACAGGTGGCGGTTATGGGGATGGTTATGCCACCACTAATGGTGTTAGTGGCGGTTCAGGTAGTGCTGCAATAAGTTCAAATGGTGGAGCAGGTGGCACAGTAGGTGCTGGCACAGCTGGTCAAGGCAATGACGGCGGCGGCAGTAGTGGGGCACTTTCTAACCAAACGACAAGCGGTGGCGGTGGTGGTGCTGGAGCTGTCGGTGGTAATGGAAGCAACATCACGCCCGGTGCTGGTGGTAGTGGTTCATCCTCATCAATAACTGGATCATCCGTTACTTATGCTGGTGGTGGCGGTGGTGTCTCTTATGGCATTAGCGGAAGCTTTTTTGGTGCTGGCGGTTCCGGTGGTGGCGCAACTGGCGCGGCTACTGGCGCAAACGGCACAGCTAACACAGGCGGTGGTGGCGGTGGTGGTAATGGTGCCGTGGGCAACAAAGGCGCAGGTGGTTCTGGTTTTGTATGCATACGCTATCCAGACACATTTGATTTAGCGGTGGCAACAACAGGATCACCAACAATCACAACATCCGGTGGATACAGAATCTACCAATGGACAGGATCAGGATCGGTGACATTCTAATGGCGCACTTTGCACAGCTTGATGAAAACGACATTGTGACAAATGTGATTGTTATTCATAATAATGAATTATTGGATGATGATGGCATTGAATCAGAATGGAAAGGCATTGAATTCTGTATCAAACATTTTGGTGGGCGATGGGTTCAAACCTCATATAATTCAAACTTTAGAGGCGTTTATGCCGGTATTGGATACAGATACGATGAAACGCTCGATGAATTTATCGCACCAATAGTCGAAAGCGAATGGGAAACGGAATGACATTTCCACAAGGCACATTGCCGCGTTTGATTGAGGTTGCACTAGCTGAGGTTGGTACAGCTGAAACCGGCAACAACGAAACAAAGTATGGCAAATTTATGAAAGCCGACAAGCTGCCATGGTGTGGGTCATTTCTTAATTGGTGTGCAGCTCAAGCCGGTGTCAAGGTGCCAAATGTGGTGAGCACACGGGTTGGAGCCTCAGCATTTAAAGAATTAAAGCAATGGCACA